AAATCTAAACTGAAATCAAGTAGTTCTGTTAATCCAGAACAAATTATAGAAGAATTTTTAACCTTTAACGAAGAAAGATAATTATGAATAACTTTGAACTAAGACCAACAGACAAAAAAGACCACTTTAGATTCCTTATTAATGGAGTAGATGTATCTGGCGAACAAGAGAAATCAACATTCAGGCATATGATTGGAGTATTAGATGATGGAATTAATACAGGACTGTAATGTCTGATAAGTATAAACTTAGATTAATGCATATCATAGGATACATAAAGAACAACTATATCTCCGAGATGGAAGGATACAATTCCATTCTTAAACTCATAAGAGACTCGGAAAATGATACAGAAACAATAACTATAGATGTATAATACAAGCTGGAGTACAGAACACCTTAAACAACTAAAAGACATAACTAACCATAAAGTAATATACGATGGTTATGAGTTTGTATGGATGTCTAAATTAGATAACCAATGGAATAGACACTATGTATCTAACTTTGATAACTATAACAAACCTATGTCTTGGATACACATAAACATCTATAAGTGGAATAAGGAATACAACAATAGACACTCTAAGTATCTGGAAGATATGAGAAGAAATCTAGAGATAGATATCCGTATAAAGGAGATAAGTAGAATAGCTAGTATAAAGACTAAACAAAAGATACAAGAAATACTAAACCTAAAACCAGATATAAGCAATAAAGATATATCTGATATATTAGGAGTAACAATAAGAACAATAGAAAGACATAAGAAATGATAGAACAAGTAGCAGTAAAGAAATATTATCATAAAGATAAAGTAAGATATATCTACAATAATATAGAGTATCAAATAAACTATCAAACATCTATAGAAGATGATATGAGTTTAATAAACTTTATTAATATGTGTTATAATATGTTCGTAAAAGAAAAGTGTCGTATGTTTTAAAAAATGTGCGACAACTTTTTTTTGACAAGTGTTGTAAACCAGTAAGTTACAAAATGTAAAATTAACCCTATAGAACTACTTTTTTCTATTTTTTCAGATTTGAATATCCAGTTTTTATTGAAAAGATATTTTGTTGAATTCATAACATTGGGCATCTTACTTCCCATAAAAGCAGATTTACGTTACTTTTAAGCTACTCTAATAAATATCCGGTATATTGGTATTATTTTGGTTTAATTGTTGCTTAAATGGCTTAATTTGGCTTGTTTACCCTATCTATTACTACTATATTTAATTATCAATAACTTATAAAATTATTGCATAAAAAAAGCTACTAAAAAAGTAGCTTAATTTATTGTAAAATGTTATTATTTTTAACTTAGTTCTTTTATAATATTATCATATATTTTTTTGGCTTCCTTATTACTATAGTCCGTTAACATTGAAGCTATTAAAATACTTATAATTTGTTTACGCTCGTACTCGTATAATGGTATGATTTGTTTTATTATTTTTTCGGTTCTTTTATTCATTGTTTTATATTTCAATTGTTAATTTATTTATTTGAGGTTTTATAATTTCTACTAATTTAAAGCTTTGATATTTTAAGCGCCAACGTGTGAGGTCGTTAGTCAAAATATATTCTTTGATAGTGTTGTTTTCTACATTAAAACAAAGAAAACATTTTTTTGTGTTGCTTAATTTTAATAGTAAACTTAAGCTAATTTTATAGGTATTTATCATTTTATTTATTTTTAGTTATTAAAATATTTTTGTGTAGTTATCCAAATTATTGCTTGTAGTTCAAAACCTTGTAAATTTAGTTTATTAGCTTTTTTAATTGTAAGACGTTTAATTTGCTGGTAGGCTGTTTTACCTATTGAAGCGTTTTTAATGCTTATATTGTCTTTGAAACAAGCTCTTAAATGCCAAATATCTACAGTTAAAAAATCATTATTTAAGTAAGCTATATTATTAACAAAATTAAATGTCTTTAAGCTGTTGTTTGTTATGTTAATATTATTGGCTAAAATATTAAAAGCTTTAAATTTATTTGTATGGAATGTACAAACCTTAATATCTACAGGATGTAAACCGAGTGTAAAGGCTTCACAAAGCTTTTCGGCATCTTTAAGATTTTGTTTCCATTTATTCCTAGGTGATAAAGCGCTTATAACTTGGGAAACTTTGTAAACATTTAAATTATATTTTTTAGCTATGTTAACAGCTTGTTTGTTGGCGTCTTTATACCAGCTTAAACCAGCCTTAATATCTTGTTTTGTTGCTATATTAAAAAAGAAGTCTAAATTTTTGCTAATTTTTTGCAGCTTGTAATTACTTAGTTTTTTCATTTTATTGCTTTTTTAATGCATTTATACTATTGTGTAGATAATTAGATGTAAATAACCTTTGATTTTTAACAAAATCGTTATTCATATAAAAATAGTGCGCTTGGCCTATTATTTCTGCATTTATAAGCTCTTTTTCAAAAAACCAATCTTTTGGCAGTTGGTCCTTTTGTATATTACAAACAATAGACTCATCAGTTATACTGTAACCTAAGTTATAATTTAGATGGATGTAATCGTGCCAAGCTCTGAAATAATGGTTAATTTTTTCTTTGCCAAAAATCGTGTTTTTGCTTTCACCTTTCCAAACGTAAATTTTGCCAGTTTCTTTATAAATTCGTTTATGCATTTCAAAAGTTCCTTCAATATCATCACTGTTAAAGGTGTCAACGTCGGTAAAAATAAAAGTATCTTTATGAGTTTTAAACCATAGTTTAACAAACTGGTTTAACCTAGTACTAAATGGAATATTAACAGCTTGTTTACTGGCTAAAAATAAATATTTGCTTTTCATAGTTTATTGTATTTTAAAGGTTTCTAATTTGTTTAAATTATTATTATAATACTTTTTTAATCGTATTATAATTAACTTATTTGTTTTAATCCTGTCTTCGTGCCATACGTTAACCTTATTACTATTATGTAGATTATAATTTTGTAACACGTTTATAAGCTCTAAAATTCTAGTTAATTTTTCAAAGGTTTTTATTTTGTCTTTATACATTGCTTAAAGTTTTTAATGTTTAGTATTGTTTCGCGTATTTTTTAGCATCATTTAACTTTAGAAAATCACTGCCTTGTAATAATACATTTTCATTTTCTGTTATAGTTAAGTAATATACATTTCCTTCACCTTGAAAAGTTTCCAAATCAATATAGTAATGAAAACCTTCTTTTGATGCCTCCCACGTATGTTTTGATGTTTTTTTAAATTTCATTATATAAAGGTTTAATTGTTAATAGCAAAAGCTGCCCCACTTGCAAGCTCTTTTAATATTTGATTTGCTTTTTTTAATACTTGTTTAATTGTTTGCATATTGTTTTTTTAAGTTATTTTTAATAAAAAACGTAATTTTAATTTTATAAGGGTTTTTATCTTTGTCAGTATAAAACCCTTCATCGAATATCTTCATAAATACATTTTTATATATTGGATATATTGAACAGTTGTTAATATTGTCTTTGAAAATATATTCCTTCTCTCTCTCGAATTTTAACATTGTACTTTCATTAAAATTTAAAGTAATTGTACTAGCTATTTTTTTATCATTAAATTTTAGCCAGCAACCCCAGTTTTCTAATTTACAATTTTGTAAACCGTAATTTAACTTTTCAATTATATTTTGTTTCTTAAATTCATTTTCTAGAAATTCGCATAAATTACTAGTATATTTACTTTAACCTAAATATTTAATTTTAATCATTTTATTTATTTTTAAGTTAATATTTGTTTATGATGCAGTTAATTTATCGAATTGAGCTAAATACTCTTTTCCAACACTAACCCAAAAAGCCTCCTTTTCTGACTCAGAGAACGTTTTTAAGTCTACTAATTGTAGATTTTTTAATCTATTTTTTGCTATTTCAATTTGTGATAGTATAATCATTTTATTTATTTTTTAAGTTAATACTATTTTTTACCAACAAAACCCCGTATAAAATAGTATTATACAGGGTTTTATACATTTTCTTTAAAAATGTTAAATTTTAGTTGTTTCAGTCCCTAAATTGCTTTTATTCACGTTTACGCTTATAGCAAAAAAGTTATAAAAAGAGTGCTAATCACCCGACCAAGTTTTTAAGGAAGCAGTAAAAGGGAAACTTGTAAACCAATTACAAAACAAATCTACAAAAGTTTTTTTAATAAACAACAAAAAAAGTAAAAAACTTTACAAAAATAGCTTTTTTAACGTTTTAAAGGTATTTTCTAAAATATAGCTTTGTAATATAAAAGTTAAACAAATGTACAGGCACACGAATACAAAAATTATTTTAAACTACCAAACAAAAAACGTTAATTTATTTTTTAGCCAAAATCCTGGAAATTTACAGCCCCACCCCCATCATATTAAACATAGTACCCCCATCATATTAAACATACCCCATTATATTAAACATAGTGAGTTACCCCTTCATAACAAAGACGGAATAAAAATAAGAAAGGAGCAACAAAATTAATTGTTACCCCTCCATAATAAACGCACCCCTTTATATTAAACGCTCTATCTTATCGTATAAATTCCTTTGTTCTTACTTGTAGCTAATCTCATCAAGGAATATCTGATAGCATCACAAAAGTGATTAAACTTATCGATTGGTCTTACACCTCTCTCGTGCCATACATAGTTATTAAACTCCTTTATAACACCTTTACTTCTTGGGTCTACTATTATTTCATAGTCCTGCATAAGTGCTATACCAGAGAGTATACTACCACTCTTCTTTACAGCAGGTTGTATGTTCAATCCTTTCTTCTTTAACTCCTTTATAAGTCTAGGTTCTGATGAATCACAAACTATCAAATCTAAGCCACATTCAGCTCTATTCATATTTGCTATATCTGACGTAGAAAGCCCTGTTTTGCCATAAATCTCCTTTACATAGACTCTATTGTTAAAATCATCTACAGAAACCTTTACAAGCGTTGTAGGGTCTTCAGAGAACCCAAAATCCTGCCCATAAATAGTCTTTTCTGTCTGTATGTAATCTCCAACTTTCCAATTTCTTATAATTGTTCCTTCTGCTTTAGCTAACCATCCTCCTAGTATCTGATGCTGGTATTTGTCTGGTCTTCTAGCCTTCACATCCAATATCTTAGCCATAAACGAGTCTGATAAATTCTCCTTGTTGTCTTTATAGGTTGTATGGATGTAAGTTGTGTCTCCTTTTGTTCCGTTGTAACCTCCATCAACAATATTACCTAAAAAGAACCTCTGGTATATCCAATGCTCTTTTGTAGTTGGGTTTAGTATCAAAATAACCCTGTTTTGCTTGTTTTGAGACCTTATAGAGAAGTCTATCTTATCAAATGTACCTTCATCATCAAGTTCCTCTGCTTCATCCACTACAAACGTTGTAATTCCGTTCAAAGACTTTAGTGCAACTGTCTGATTACCACTAGATGTCCTTATACCTTTAAATATAATGGAAGAACCTGTCTGTAGGTTAGTTATCTCATCCTTAGTTATCCTAAAGTGAGCATTTACTCCCATCATATCAATTTTCTCTACAAATTCCGGTATAATAGATGTGTGTGCTGATGACATTGTATAACGAGTAAACAATATCTTGTGTCCACTTTCGTATGTAAGGTTTAGTAGGAATACGTTTATACCAAAAGACTTACCACTACCCATACCTCCTGTAATAACATTGTATCTTGTCTTGCTTTGGAATAAAGGTATGTACTTATCGTGTAGGTTTATACTATTCTTCATCTTCTG